TTCGCGCAAACATTTCATTGAGTGTATCATTCACGAAATGATCCATCAATGGCAGTGGGAAACCCTGGGCCAGATGGACCACGGGAAGACTTTCAAGGAGTGGCAGCCTGTCCTTGATCAATACGGAATGAAGCTAAGGGAATATCAAGAGTAACCAAAATGAGTAGAAGTTTCCGCGGTCGGGCATACGATGATTGGTCCCCGGATCGAGTTTCGAGTAAGCGTAAAGGTAATAAGACTGTATTCTCAGAGCGACCTCATAGAGAATCTAATCTCATCAGGCGTATGCAAAAATACGACCCCACGGATGAAGCTCTGACCGAGGAGCTCGATTCCCTGGCAGACCGGTAAGCCCGGCGCTCCGGCGGGTATAGAGCGGCGAGACAGGAGTCCGGGTCAATCTAGCTCCCCTGTCTCGCCGCCATTCTGCCGCCATTTATGCCGGGTTCCTGCCCGTGTAATAAAGTTTCAAGAACCTCCCCATCTTCGCAACAAAATTTCAAGCTTTTCCCGGGAAAAATAGCCATATATTTCAATGGCTTAGCTCCTACCCCACCTAACCCCTTGATTCCAACGGAAACTATTCCTTTGCTATCTTCGCCGTGGTGTGCGATAATACTTGCATGATGAATTGCAAACGCAAACGCCGCTCCGACCGCAACCACGTGATTTACCGCGTGGACTGTGGTAAGGACTTCTATATCGGCGTGACCGTCGTGGAGACCACGGCGCTCAAGTCTGCAATGCGCCGCTGGCAGAAACACGTTTCGCGCGCCGAGCGCGAAGGTCACGCCTGGAAGCTTTGCAAGGTCATTCGCAAGAATGGCGCCGAAGCTTTCACGATCCGCGTGGTCAAGGTTGTTCGCGGCAAGGCCGAGGCCCACACGGCCGAGCGCCTTCTGATCAAAAAGTTCCGTCCCACTCTCAATACCGACACGCGAGGCGTTATCTAATGCGCGAACCCATTACCTTTCAGACTATCATCCAGGTCGACGGATCCCTGTTCGGCTTCATGACCCTCACCGTCTTCAACGATTAACCGGAGTTTCCATCATGGCATATATGTCTCAAGAAAAGAAGGCCCGTCTGGCCCCCGCAATCAAGGCGGTCTTCGCCAAGTACGGCGTCAAGGGTTCCATCGGCGTGCACCACCATTCCTCGCTGAACGTCACCCTCCAGAAGGGCGCCCTGGACCTGATCGGCAACCAGGTTGCGATTCTGCGCTCGGGTTCGCGGATTGACCGCTACGGCGACAATGCCAAGAACGCCGAATACCTGGAGACCAGAAAGAACACCCAAGTCAATCCGTATTATATCGATGACCAGTATACCGGCGCCTGCGCCGCCTTCATGAAGGAGCTGGTCGCTGCTATGAATGACGGCAATCACGACCGGAGTGACGCCCAGGTGGACTATTTCGACGTGGGCTGGTACATCAATGTCAACGTCGGCAAGTGGGACAAGCCCTACGAGGTCATCTGAAAATGCGTACAAAGATTGTGAATTTCTTCTCTGCCCTGGCGATCTTCGCCGTCTTCATTTTTCTTTACGGGGTCGCCGGATAGTTCTTGACACCTACCACCATTGGTGATATCATCTTATCATCATTGAAATTTCCCATACCGGAGAAAGTCTATATCATGTCTACCAAACTTAAGCAGCACTTCAAGGTCCTCACTGTCCTCCTGTCCGGCAAGCCCGTGACCAAGACGGAGTTTGCCGAAACCCTCGGCTCGGAAATCGAGCTTTACCGCCTCTCCACGTATATGTGGAAGATCGGCAAGATGGGCGGCAAGATCGAGGCCGTCCGCGCCGGCAAGGAAGTGACGGCGTACCGCCTGACCAACCCGGAAGTCTTCAAGGTCGGCGACCTGACGGTCAAGGCCGCGGCCCCCAAGGCCGTAAAGCCTGCCAAGGCGAAGGCGCCGAAGAAGGCGAAGGCGCCGAAGAAGGCGAAGGTCGCGAAGCCTGCCAAGGCCAAGAAGGCCGTCAAGGCCGTCGGCGTGAAGGCTGCGACCGACCAGACTGCGGTTGCGGCTCGTGTGACTGCGAAGCTGAAGGCCCGCTCGACCACGGCTCCCGGCACGGCGATCCCCGAGGTCCTGCCGCTCGGCTCCGTCGCGGTTGACGCCGACTTCGACGCGCCCAGCCCGAGCGATCTGCCCGACTTTTTGAAGTAGCCGCGGTGGCTTGAAGTGACCTAGACCAGGTCTCTGTTGCTTCAAGCCCCCATTACCACAAAAGGAAACACACAAACGGCCCCTATGAAACCCGGGTTGTCTGTGCTCATGCAGGTGCAAAATGATTACCCCATATTTTCGCTCGGCCGCGCGCGGCGGCTACCACATTTCCAAGGTCTATATGATCGAGGAGAAGTACAAGGCGAAGTTCCTAGGGTTCTTCTCTGTCCCCAATGCCGCAGGCACCGATTGGAGTGACATGCCTGTGGACGTCTTCTATCAGCCGAACGCTGACAAGAGCAAGGGCCACTCGAATTACTTCGGCGCGCAGGTCGATGCGCTGACACGCCTCACCGAGGACCCGCGCGTCTTTATCACGAATGCCGAGGGGTGCTTCAAGGTACCCATGGACGGCATCATCGCCGACAGCGGCGAGGTGATCATGTCCCACTACGTCCATGACAATCACTTCTCGATGGACGGCTCTGTCTGGATCGACGGCGGCCGCTATTACACCCGGTCGGGTGTCTACGAAAAGAACCGATACGTCAAGGTTCGCGTGATTGACGGTGAGTTTTACATGAGCCCCAATGCGTAACCGAGCACCTCTAGCCGTTCTTGCAGCCCTTTTCCTAAGCGGCTGCATTACGGTTCTTTCGACTAAAGTTGACCTGGCGCTGCGATGTTCATGGTATCTTTTCCCAGGCCTATGCGCCTTGGCAATCCTGGTGCCAATGTTCATTGACTGGATATTCCTATGAGCACACCTTTGCCGGAGTCCATGAAAGACAAGATCACCGAGATTTTGCTGACCGAACCTGATCCTCCTGTCAATCAGGAAGATTACTTGCTTTCCTCCGAGGAAGAGCGTATACTACGATCTACATTGCTCGACTCGGTACAAATTCTCGGAAAGATTGAGAAGCCCTAATGTTTACTGCTGTCCTATATCTTGCGTCGGTATTCGTTTCGGTCGCCCTCTGGTTGTTGTTCTTTCACCTTGATCGAAAGGTCAATGAACGCAAAGGATATTCGGACGAGATGCGAAAAGTCCCCAATGTGAAATGTAACCGTTGCAACGGAGAAGGCGGCCATGGCCGCTAAGAAAGAAAAAGTCAAGTACACGAACCCTTGGGGTATTCTTGGTCATCCGACGCCGGAGCAAATTCAGACCTATATGAATATGCCTTATGGCGAGTTTAAGGCCTTGGTTGGTCGCCTGATCAAGATCAAGAAAACAGTCGCCGAGTATGACGTTGAGGTCATTCGATCAGACACAAAAAACCTACGAAGGATGAATAGTTTAGAACGTATATGGGCTCGGGCAACTGGGCACTTAATGGGACAGACGGACGAGGATCGACCGGATGTTCCTATCCTATCTATACGTGAAGCAAGAATAGCATTATTATTGAAAACTTTTTGGGTCATCATACACATTATAACCTGTGGCATTATTATTGTCAACGTCATTAGGCATTGGTAAATAATTCTATGCGCACATTTAACATTAACAGTCTTGCTATTATCAATCGTTTACCTTTTGTTTTAATATATTTATACATTTGGAGATAAAACATTAACATTTTCTATCTCGATCCTAATCCCGCATATGCAGCCATGTATCACATGGATAAGCATGTCGTCAAAATGATCCTAGAATCGGCTCAACTACTATCGACCGCCCATCGTGTTCTCGGCGGGTATAAGGACGAGAATGGTCGATACCAGATCGAAGGATCAAAAAACGAAGTCTTTTACAAGGCCACCCACGCCAATCACCCGTCGGCCGTATGGGTCCGTCAGTCTGACCAAAATTATATTTGGCTGACTACTTTGTTCATGTCATTGCTCACTGAATATACTCATCGTTATGGCAAACATCACAAATGCGGCAATGACGTTTTGGTAGATGCTCTTTCCAGAGCGCCGCTGAATATTGCGAGAGGGCCTTTCACTGAGCCGACGCAGGCGATGCCCGACGAGTATAAGGATCCAAATTCGAGCGTCACGGCATACCGTGCATACTATATGGGTCCGAAGCGGCATATGGCCGCGTGGAAAAAAAGAACAACACCACATTGGTTCAAGTAACATGAGAATCTCAAAAACCCCCCTAGTTTACTACGGCGTCAAGCTGCCGTTGAACGAATATTTCTATAATGACTGGACCGACCGCTATAGCAACCTGATGGACTTCGCGCCTCACTTTTTGGAGCTGACCCCCGAGGAGCAAGCCGCATGGGATGGGTGGCCAGATGTTCTTTTTGACGATAAGACAGATGAATATATGATTCTCGGACTAGAGCTATTTGACTTCGGCGGCAGGTTCCTTAAATATGACCCTTCTGTTACACATTCTATTGATGATGTAATGAATCAGGCAAAGACATACAAGGAGGGGTTTGTCAAGTGGTTTCCTGAGTTCCGTCATTTGGTCGAGGTTCCGTTCAACTTTCTTACGGTCATGCACTTCCAATAAGCATAAATAGAACAGAAAAGACTAGGAGTTTTGTTTATGCCGATTTATGTGTTCCGTGACGAAGAAACAGAAGAAGAATTTGAGATTGAAATGAAGATGTCCGAGCGGGAGCAGTTCCTGCTGGATAACCCTACAGTCAAACAGTGCATCACACCACTTAACATTGGTGATCCAATCAAACTGGGTATTACAAAACCTCCAGTTGACTTCCAGAAGTACGTGTTGGGTCGCATCAAGGAAAAGGTCGGTGCGAAATACGCAACCGGCATGAATCGGAGATACACGATTCCAAAAGAAATCTAATATGATGGGCCATGTGAACTACGACTAGCCAATCAAATCCGAAGAGGGACAGCAATTTTTGCTGCGCCCTCTTTTTTCTTAGTAGGAGTGTCTAATGTCCAGAAAAAAAGAGCGTAAGCAGAACAACCAGAAGAACAAGGGCAATCAGAACCAGGCATCCGTTCACTTTGACCTACGAGAAATCAAACCCCTCACGACCAACCAGGACCTCACGTTCAAGTCCTTCAACAAAGGTCAACATCTTCTGCTTCATGGAGTCGCCGGCACCGGCAAGACTTTCATCTCGCTCTATCTCGCGCTAAAATCTGTTCTGTTCCACGACACTCATAAGCGGATCATCGTGGTTCGTTCAGTGGTTCCTTCCCGTGATATGGGCTTCCTGCCCGGCTCAATGAAGGAGAAGATCCGGGTCTACGAGGATCCCTATAAGGCTATCTGCGACGACCTATTCGCCCGTGGCGATGGGTATGACATTCTGAAGTCGAAGCATCTGGTAGAGTTTACCACGACCTCATTCCTGCGAGGCGTAACCTTTGAGGATGCCATCATCATCGTTGACGAATCTCAGAATATGACGATTGCCGAATTGGACACGGTAATGACGCGCGTTGGTGAGAATTGCCGCATCATCTTCTGCGGCGACTTCCGCCAGAGCGACCTACTTCGCGCAGATGAGCGAAAAGGTCTCTTGACATTCATGTCAATTCTTGATAGAATGTCTTGTTTCGAGAAGATTGAATTTGGGAAGGAAGATATCGTCCGTTCGGCATTGGTAAAGAACTACATCATTTCCAAGCTGGAACTCGGCATCGTGTAAGCATGAAATTTCGTTATGACAAGATTGAATTGCCGTCGCTACAGGAAACACCTGTAAACGGCAAGCGGCACTATAGAACACCCGAGGGCAAACTCTATCCGTCTGTAACGACGGTGCTCTCGGGTGCTCCATCGCCTGGGCTGGATGCCTGGCGGGCCCGGGTCGGTGAAGCCGAAGCAACCCGCATTGGCGCCATGATGGCTCGCCGCGGTCAGAACCTCCACAATATCTGTGAAAAATACCTACTGAACGATCCCAACCCCATCAAAGGGCAGATGATCGACGTTCAATTCATGTTCAGGCAGATGAAGTCTGAATTGGATAAGCTCGATGAACTTCTGGTGATCGAAGGACAACTCTATTCGGATATCCTAGGCATCGCAGGTCGGTGTGATACCATTGCACATTACATTGGCGATCTGTCTGTGGTTGACTTCAAGACCACAAATACCCCGACCGAGTTCTCCATGGATATGGATGACGATAACAAGGTCAAAAAGTATTTCATGCAATGCTATGCCTACAAGAGAATGTTTGAAGAACGGACGGGCCGCACGATCAAGTACGGAGTTCTTATGGTGGCATCAATGGATTATCCAACAGCCGTCTATGTGGATGACCTAGATAGATATGCTGAGGACTTCTTGAAGGTCCTTACCCAATATAAGAAAACTCATAATGTCGTCAACTAAGATTCTCTTGACAATCCTCATCGGAGTGGCATTCGTGCTGCTATGGGTTGCTTGGGCAAAGGCCCAGGTCCAATTGCTGCCTGGATACACGATGAGATCCAAGAACGTGCTCTGTGCGCCGATTGCCCAGGTTCGCAAGGAAATGGGTAACACTGGAGTCCGAATCGGAAGCGGATCGATGGAAACGAAGTCAGGTGGTGTTATCGTGACAGACCTCTGGCTTACCGATACCGGTATGCTGATTATTACCGAAACTCCCGATTCACTGACTATGTGCATTGTCTCTGTGACACAGGACTTCGAGGCCGTGGAGTTTGGTCCGCAGACCATGAACCCATAAAAGACTTGACATCCATGGTCAAGTCTGCTATACTCATATATACTACAGTATTGATGACCAAAGCGTAATAAATGTTCTGGACGCGGGGGCAGAACCCGCCGCCTCCACCATTGACACACTGATAAAACTCCCACCGCATTCCTTGTAGGGTGTAGTTGGTCAGGAATAAAGAGTGCTAATACTGACATATTGCGTCAGTGTGTCAATGTTGGGGGCGACACAGGATCGACAGGCATAATAAAGGCAATGCGAGATACTCGGTAAGGAACGACCGTCAATTTGTCCAAATCATAAATGCTAACGACAATAAGGCATTTGAGATTCGCCTAGCGGCGTAATCTCAGTGGGTATGAGCTCCACCTAGAAACAGAACGGGCTCAATTATTAGGATAACTCCAACTAAACATCCAACCTTAACAAGGACAACTATTCTATGATAAAGACCATTCTTTCGGCAGCTATCGCTGTCGCATTTATCCTTCCTTTCGCGGCCGCAACCGCATCTACCACGCTTGATTTTCATGGTGGTGCAGGTTTTGACGAAAAGGTCGAGAATACCGTTTCGGCGCCTGAATTTGGCGTCGGTCTGACTTACAAGGCCGACACTGGGTTTCTGCTCGGTATGTCTCTGGACGTTGCCCAGAAGAACAATGCTCCGTACGATCTGGAAGTCCTGACCGAAGGCCAGTTTGGATACTCCTTCAATGTGGCTGCATTCCGCTTCGGTGCAATCGGTGGCGCAGGCTTCCGTCAGGCATCCGAAAATGATCGCCTCGGCGCTGCATCCGACGGCCACCTGTATTACGTCGGCATCGTCTTTGCTGACGTGAAGATCGCCGAGCGAGTGACATTCAACGCCATCGAGTATCGCTATCGCGATGCCTTTGACACGGATCGTTATGCGTTCAATTCGCAGCGTGTATCGACGGGTCTGACGCTCAATCTGACGCCGGGCCATGCGCTCTACGGCAAGGTCGGTCATACGTTTGAGAAGAACGATGCCGGCGAGTCTGACAATCACGTAACGGTAGGCTATCGCGTATCGTTCTGATAGTAGCGGGTGATAACGTAATATATCCGTGAGGGGCCATGGTTAGCCCCTCTTTCTTTTCATAGGAGTCTACAATGTCTACCACAAAGATCGAAAGCCGTGTATACGTTGCACGTCCTTACTCTGTCGCTCGCGATAATGAGTTGAAGGATCCAAAGTACCGTTCTGCTCGTTTCCGTGATATTCGTCCTAAGGCCGATGGTCGTAAACAGATTGTCGTGGGCGAGTGGCCGAATCACCGCGTCATGGCATTCCAGACGTTCTGAGGCCTCGCCATGAGAACACCATATCTCGTGGCAGGATTGTTGTTGGTCGGGGCCCTTCTGGGCGCCGCCATCAACATTGCCGATCTTCCCCGTACGGCAACCTCTGCGGAATCCCCTTCGCTCATTCCCAAGATTTTCTTCGGCGTCTATATCCTGGATCATTTCAAGAATGATCTACCGGAGGCTGTTGAAGCATCAATCGCACCTGAGCCAGAACCCGTACCAGTGCTTGATGAGAAAGAGCAACGCTGTCTAGCCAAGGCAATCTACTTTGAGGCGCGAAATCAGGATATCGGCGGTAAACTAGGGGTTGCCGCCGTCGTCATGAATAGGGTCAAGGTCGGCGTTCACCCCAATTCAATCTGCGAGGTCGTCCATCAGGGCTGTCAATTCTCGTGGAATTGTCAACCCTCCAAACAATACTCCCCGGCCAAACACAAAAACTCTCTCGAAAGAGATGCATGGGACGAGGCGATTTCCCTTGCATCCTACGCCATTATCGAGTATAATGAGAATCGATTCATTGACTTGACTAAGGGCGCAACATTCTTTCATGCCAAATACGTCAAGCCTAAATGGTCGCGTTGGTCGAAGCTTGAACGCACTGTGCGTCTAGGAGACCACATTTTTTACAGGGTCAAGGCGGATGCCAACCAAATCTGAGATAATGGATTTTGAGATTATCATCGACCGAATCGTTACCGATAAAAAAATCAATTACATCGATGCCATACTGAATTATTGTGAAACCAATAGGATTGAGGTTGAGATCGCCGCGGCTCTCACCGGACGTTCGCTCAAGAATAAGCTCGCCGTGGATGCCGAGTCTCTCAACTATCTTCCGAAGAAAAGTAAGCTCCCACTGTAATGCGCCCCTTTGACGCCTACGCAAAGTATGAGGCTCTCAAGCTTCATTTCAAGCGTGACGACTACGATTACTTCAAATACCACGGCAAAACCAGAGTTTCATACTCAAGCTTTGAGGGGCGGAATGACAAGATATTCTTCCAGATGATGGCAAAGAAATACAGCACTGAGGATGTCTTCATCAATTTCGTTGTCTCAAACTTCCTGGTGAACGAATCTGTGTGGCCGAAGTATCTCGTGACGCCAGAGGCTGCCGGGATCTATGCCGAGAGGGAGAAGCGGATGCAGGCGCTGTCCTATACCTATGAGCAGGAGTTGGACTCTCTGTTTCAGTGGTGCTCCGACAATGGCAAAGAACCGAATGACCTTCTCAAGGTGCCTTCTGATTCAGAGCCGATCCTGTTGAAGATGTTTCAGCAGAACCTGGTGACCGTGGAAACGCTGATCATCATGGACATGATCCTCAAGTTTCTGGAGAAGTGGGATCGGAAACTCTCTGTGTCAGACACGATCATCTGGCCGAAGGTCTATCGCAAGATTCTCAAGTACAGACCTTTTCTTTCCATCGACACAGAAAAATTTGAGAAAATTACGAAATTGTGCTTGACAAAAGCATATATATGAGATATAATGCTTCTCTTACGTGAAATAAAACGTACATACAATCATACATCGAAATATAAGGAATACACATATGACTTCATTCAAGAACCTCAAGAAATCCTCTGGCTCAGTCGATAAGCTGACCAAGGAACTCGAAAAGCTAAACTCCCCCAACGGAAACTCTGGCGACGATGAGCGCCTCTGGAAGCCAGATGTAGACAAGGCCGGTAACGGCTTCTGCATCATTCGTTTTCTTCCTGCGCCTGCTGTCGATGGCGACGATGCCCTTCCTTGGGTACGTATCTTCGACCACGGCTTCCAGGGACCTGGTGGCTGGTACATTGAAAACTCTCTGACCACGATTGGTCAGCCTGACCCTGCATCCGAACACAATTCGGTCCTGTGGAACTCTGGCATCGAAGCGAATAAGGAAATCGCTCGTAAGCAGAAGCGTCGTCTTAAGTACGTGTCGAATGTTCTGATTATTCAGGACTCCAAGCACCCTGAGCACGAAGGTCAGATCAAGCTGTTCAAGTACGGCAAGAAGATTTTCGACAAGATCACCGAAGCGATGAACCCTCCGTTCCCCGACAAGGCTCCGATCAACCCATACGACTTCTGGGCGGGCGCGAACTTCAAGCTGAAGATCCGCAAGTTTGAAGGCTATCAGAATTACGATCTATCTGAGTTTGAGGCATCCTCGGCTCTGTTCGATGGTGATGATGCCAAGCTGGAAGCTCTTTGGCAGAAGGAATACTCCCTGAAGGAGTTCCATGACGCCAAGAACTTCAAGTCCTATGAGGAGCTGTCGCGGCGTCTTAACAAGGCCCTCGGCCTCGATGGACGCACCGTGGCGCCGTTCCCTTCTGAGAACAACACTTCGGCCGTTCCGGGTCGCGTAGCGCCGCAGACCCAGAAGCCTTCAACGGCAGAAACCCCTAAGGCTGCAACGTCAGCCGATCAGGATGATGACGAGGAATACTTCCGAAATCTCGCGAAGAAGTAATACGAAAAAGGGGAGCCCTAAAAAGCTCCCCTTTACTTTTACATTGAAAAGCTCATTGAACGCCGAGAGAGTTCTCGGTATGAAGAATCGTCGGACCGCGCTGACGACACAGGGGTGAACGAGGGCGCCGCCGATGCAACCTGGGTATTATTGGTTACATTGGTAATCACAGGAGAGCTGGAGGTACTGGTGCCGGCAGCATCGACAGCGGCAGAAGACGCCATCACCGCAGTTCCTGTTGTCCGGGGAGGAGCACTGACGGCCGCCATGGCGCGCTTTTCACGGTCATTGGAGCCATATAGTTTACCAGTGTTCTTATTGGTTGCGGGCCTCTCATAACCCCGCGCAAATATATCAGTCAAATCCCCGACACTTGCACCCTCGGCCGATGCGGCCTTCATTTTCTTGAATGTGCCATTTTCCGTAGTCTGGAGTTCATGATGCACAAACTCGGCCTGGACACCGGGGTCTGTAACGGGAACTCCGCGTTGAGCAGCAAACTGTTCTAGGGCAGTCCTACGAGCGCCGCGCCATTGTGCGAGTCCGAATGCAGACCCATTGTCACCGAGGGCGGCCGTATTTAGACCTCCAGATTCGTGTGACAGATTACCGACAATGGCACCAGACTCATCAGATGTATATCCCTTATTCTTGAAGAAGTCCATAAGGAATGATTCGGGGACATTTTCCCCCTTCACGGCCTTGTTGGTGGGAACCGCGGGCGTCGCCGCCGGTGTTGCCGCAGGCGCTGCCGCCGGTGTTGCCGCAGGCGCTGCCGCCGGTGTTGCCGCAGGCGCTGCCGCCGGTGTTCCTGCTGGTGCAGAACTACCACCAAATAGTGTTTTGCGATTTTCATACAATCCCATGCCAGCACCGACTACACCACCTATAACTGCTCCGGCTGCTGTGCCTAATCCCGGAACTACACTACCAACCATTGCTCCTGTGCCTGCATAACTTGCGGCTTTACCGGCAATATCTAATCCTGCACCAGTCTTTTCATGACCTTGATCTTTAGCATAATTTGCACCTGCACTTAACGCAAGACCCCCGACAATTCCACCTACACCACCTTTGGCTACGCTGGCAAACTTACCTAATGTGCTAGCACCACCTCCAACAGGACTTGAAGGTCCACCCCGGGTTTGCCCCGGTCGGCGCCCCCGTCG